GATGTTCCTGCATATGCTGCGGAACCTGCCACACCTGCGGAAGTGGCCAACATGGAAGTGCCTGCATTCCCTGCGGAGGTCGCCTTGACCGCCGTTCCTGCCTGCCCGGATGTGGTAGCGTAAGACGCAGTTCCTGCGTTTCCCGCGGAAGTGGCGAGAGATACGACGCCTGCTGTACCGACTGTGGCCGCAATACCGACATTGGTTACGTTTGCAATAGTGAGGGTGCTCAAAACCTGAGTGCTTCCGGTTTCTAAATCCTCAATCATCTTTTTGATTTTGAGTAAGGCCATGGCTTTTCTCCTTGTTCTCCCTGATGGAGGTTAAGTGAAGCGCAACGGGGTTAAGATCCAAACTCCCGAGGTCTCATGCGTTGGCGCTGGCAAAGAGTTCTTCGCATGCGCTCACTGTAGGCATCGGGCAACACGCCAAATTGTGAAATGAATCTCTGTTCGTACACTTTGGCAAGATTAAGGTTTAAGGTTTCGCTGTCGGGCTTCATGAAGGCCAAATGTCCTGCCCAGTTCATTAACCCTTCGTGATATTTCTCGTCTATTTCCGGGGAAGTCAGCATCGTGAACGGAGTCAGGGGAAGCCTTGAGATAACCAAGTGAGCCGTGTCTGATGTAGAAGGGGCTTGTATCAGGGTCAACGTATTCCCCGGCTCATTCAGGAAATAATCGGGATGCCCACCTGATCCCGCCGTTCCTATCGTTCCGTTGGTCCCCATCCATCCAGACATGCGTTCGTCAAGCTCCGAATAAGATACCGGGCCTCGCAACGGATAGGTCATGGACTGTAACTGGCATCTCTTGATTTGCAGGATCTTCGGAGACAGGTTGTAAACCGCAGTATCTCCAACGATAGTTACGGTGCATAAAGGTCTCTGCCCTGCCGTACTTGCCGTTGCCGCAGTACCGTTGTCATTTGCGGTAGTCCCGTCGATAATCAGATGAGACCTTCTGCAAGCCTGTACCTCTGCATAGTTGAGATTACGCAGAAGCTCGGTGTCTGACCACAGGTAAGGCTGGTTTGCATCGTCAAGGATGCTCTCCCGCATTGCAGTGATGAGTTCCTGACCTGTCATTACGCCTCCGCTGATACCTGGCTTTCAGTTTCCTTCGGTACCGGGACTTCGGCATCCACATCCTCCTTGAGAAGGGTGTAGGTAATCCGGGGATAATCTCTCGGATACGCTACTACGTTGCCATTGCCTTCATCTACTCTCTGAGTCTCTGTGCGAATCCTGGTATCGAGCATGAGGCGAACGGGACGGGGGATTTTGATTTCCACGCCCGGTTTGGCCAGATACTGATACCCGTTCAACCCGAAGAACACTCCTTCTTTCGGAAGATCGGGAGACTCGTTGATTCTTATCAGATCCTTGGGATGGCCTTTGGGAGAAGTGAAATACTTCTCGGGATGCCTTTCCTGATCTGTTTTGCTTTGCGATGCCATAATCCCTCCATTATAGGGTTGGGGGAGAGGGGGTTGGTCAGGCCCCCTCTCCAGGGTTAGGGAGAAAGGTTATTTATCGTAGGGCATCCTCATGAGATCGACATAGGTAGCCGTTCCTGCGGTGCCGCCTGTTCCGAGAACATACCCGAGTTTTGCCGCCGTCGTAGAAGCCCCGCCCGTGAGAATAAGCTTGGTCACTGCCGGAGCCTGCAAGGTGACGTACCCAAGAGGCGCTGCACCATCGGGGAGATCCGGGATCTTTGCTGCCGCTGCCGCGAGGGTAGCAGACGCATAGTCTTCTTTGTTGATGATGTTACCGGGGCCGATACAGGTTCCCGAAGTGCCGTCTTTGGTGCAGATCAAGAACTTCGCCACGGTGTTCGTACCCATGGTGCCGAGTTCTTCAAACAGCATATTGTCCGTCGCAGCGCAGGTACTCAGAACGCCGTCGATCACGACACCTACATCGTAGGTAGTCTTGAATCCGGCAGAACCACCGAGAGCGCATGTGGCCAGAGTCGGGATATGTCCAGTCCCTGACGTGGTGCCGAGGCACACATTGGAAATAGCCTGGATAGCCCTTCTGATACGGGCATCAAAAAACACATCATCAACACCGTATTTAGTGTCGTCCACCTTGACAACCGGGTCGTCAAATTTCTTATAAGCCATAATCTGTTCCTCCTAAGAGTCTTAATTGTGTTGTCCTAAACTTTGATATCAACTGACACTCCGGTTAGGATGGGCGAAGTGCGCGTAATGAATTTCAAACAAAAAAAGGCCACCCAGATTTCTCCGCAGTAGCCTTTGGCCTCATATGCTGATTGAGGGTTAAGCCGTTAGGTTGTTAAAGAACGGTTAAAGTCTCCGTTGGACCAATGCACTACTCTGTGACAATAAGCGCATAAGGTGAGAAGATTGTCATCGTCTTCTGTACCGCCATTTCTTTTAAGTTCCCGATGGTGAACATGAAGGCCGTTTCCGGAAAATCCACACTTCTGGCAGGTATTGTTGTCCCTTTCGAGGATTCTTTTTCTTGCCTGAAGCCATTCTCCGGTAGCGTAGAAACGTGGATCGGTCTTCTCCCCGACCCGCTGGGAATCAACTTTGCAAATCCGTGAGCAAAACTTACCACCAAATCTTTTGATGGCATTTGGCGGCCTCCAGAACTCCCTGCCGCATTGAACGCATTGCCTGAGAACCTTGGTCCGCGTAGGCCACGCCTCCGTCTTTGATCGTGCCGTTCTGCATTCCATTGAACAACATATGCTTTGCACCGATGGATTGACAGAAAAAGGTTCTCCGCAGTATGCGCAAATTCTAGTCTCTTCCTTGACTGCGGCTTTATTTGCGCACTCGTAGGAGCAAAACTTCCGTCTTTCGGCATGGGAAGGATGGTCATGGAATATTTTACCACAGCGTTCACACGATTTTTCAATCTTATCAACTCTTGTGGTGTCTTGCCTATGAACATCTGCACATTCCTTAGAACAGTATTTTGCTGACTTGGCCCTACATCTCGGAACCTTAAACTCATTGCCACACTCCTGGCAACTAAGAACTTCCCCCTTGAACGTAGCCACCCTTTACTCCTTTCGTGCATGCTTTTTTTATGAACTATACACGAAGAGTGGCGTTTGTCAAGGGTTTAATTTAGTCGCTTGCTGCTCCTTCCCAGACCGCCATCCATGCGTCATTCAGGATAACGGTTCCCTGCATGGTTTTCCAACCGATGCTTCCGCGCTGGCCCAACTGATCTCCTCCGCGAGGAGTATTCGGTTGTAATACCATAGGGGTAATGGCGTACTTGCCTTTGAGGGCGATGATGCCGTAAGCATCTCTTCCGAAATACATCACGGGGTAAACATCGCATCCTACTCCGGCAGTCGTGAGCTTGCCGGTAGTCGTTGCCGATCCGCCATCCTCGTAGGGAGTAAAGATCGTTGATTTCAGATACCTGACATCCTCACAGGCTCCGATTTCCGTCTCCCACTTGGGCATGGAGCCGTAGTCCTGACATCCCGTGAAGCCGGTCATGCTCCTAATGTCGGTCGTCAGATCCGTGTGGGTGACTCCGACGAAGGCCGGGAGAATGGATTCCTGGTTAAAGGACGGAGTGGACTTCACGATATTGGTGATGTGCTGCGCTTCCTGACGTTCCAGAGCGCGAACGATCTTGCGCTGGTCAGGACGGGAAATGACGGCCACAACAGAGGTTCGTGCCACTACGCTGTTCGCATAGAAGACGTTTGTGCAAGCCTTGAGTACGTCGTAGCGATTTTTCTCCACGACTTTTGCGGCCTGTTCTGCCACAATACTCATGGACTCATGCTGAACTGCATCCTCATGAGTATCCGCAATAATATCAGTGATTTCCACATAATCTCCGTCCTGGTACAGATTGGCAGTGATATCCGTGGTTGTCAGCTTTTTACCGGCAGGGGTTACGCCTTCAGTAAGGCGAGTCCCGGAAGTGGCGATAGAGTTATATCTCCTGAATTTCATGCTCTGGGTGTTGTTGGCGGGGAGTGACTTAGCCTGCCCAAATTTTTCGAGACACAGGTAGGGCATTGCCCGTTTCAGGAGTTCCACAACCACGTAAGCGGCGGTTCTCGGGGTAATATCTCCGTATTGTGTTATAGCCATTTGTTATCCTCCTTATTTACGCATAGCCTCTTCAAATGCGCCTTCAAAGTCGTCTGCCACCTTCATGTTCGGATTGACGGCTCTCCGTGATGTATCCACGGCGGACAGAGCCTTCCGTTTTTCTTCCTTCTTCTCATTCAGATTGACGACATTATCGAGCGTTTTAGAGGGTTGAATGTTATTTTCTGTCTTGAAGTCTTGAAGGAGGGTCACTATATCTTCGGCGGTTCCTTTTTGATACGTTTCCAGAAACGCTTTCTGGAGGTACTTCGGTTTGGATTCAATCCATTTAAGGACTGACCCATCGTCTCGGTACTGCTCCCATCCCGGATGCGCATCGTCTATGGCCTTGAAATGTGCCTCTTCAGACTGAATTTCTTCTTTCTTCTGGGTTGTAGCGACGAATTCGGTTACTCCCTTGATAGGGGCAAGTTGGGCGGAAATCGACTCCAGTTTCTCCTCGAATTCCTTCCTCAGCTTGACAAGTGCCTTATCTCGCTTCTTCCCTTCCATCTTGGATACCATGTCGAAATCACGTTCATACTCTTCGAGGGCTTCCTTCTGCTCGTCGGAAAGTTCCTCTTCCGTGTCTTCCGTCTTGGCTTTCTCAGCGGGTTTCTTGGCTTCTTCGACTTGAGCAAGCAGGGTAGCTTTCTCTGTCTCCCATGCTTCCTGGGCGGTCTTCAGGTCATCGTCTTTCTTCTTGACGATCCCCTGGAGACTTTTCCAGCGTTGCTCATAAGTCTCTTCGTCTTCAGGTTTCTTCTCGGTTGCCTTCGCAGCTTCGGCCTGCTCTGCGGCCAACCTGTCGGTCTCTGCCTGGGCAGCTACTCGCTCAGCCTCTTCAGCGGCTCTTGCGGCCTCCGCATCAATCTCGGCCTGATCTTTTGTGTTCGCAGGGTCATCGGCTGGACTTAACTCAGCACGTTCTCCTACGGACTCTGCCTGTGCGAAAGCATCCTCGAAATCCTGATCCTTCTCTTTTTCTTCCAAGTCCCTCTTCTCGGAATCTTCAGCCATCTTCCCGCTCCTTTCGATTTAAAATAAAAAAGGGCTAACGCTGGAATCTCTTCCAATGTTAGCCCTTGATCTCGTATGGATATTGAGTTTTAAGCTACTATTTCAAGAACGCCTGCAACTTCTTCTTTGCTCCATCAAGTGCCCGTAAAATCTCAATCGCTTCCTCCCTCGACATTGTGACGCCGCCAGTTCCGTAAGTTCCTTTTGGGTCAGATGTGGCAGTCTGATAATTTTGTTTGCTATTATCCGGCATAGAATTACAAAATGTCAAGCTAAATATTATTGACCTTGTTTGGGAGGAACCTGTGTCGGAAGTCCCCTCAATATCCTGTCCTTCAATTCCTGGCATATCAGGATAATCCCTTGGTTGATCTGCAAACTGTCAGGAAGAACCGTATCGTTCATAATGCGTGTCTCTTCGATGGTGGCGTCGAACATCTTCAATATCAACGTCATCGAAGGATCGCTTCGTCTGTTGTGCATCTCTGTGATGAGTGCCGATTTCTCTTCTTTTGTCATGATCCTACCCTCCTATGCCATAGAAATTAAGACATGAATGGCGTTTAGCATCCCCACTTTGTCTCGGTCGGGAACGGGAGCGATTCGTATCATTGCTCCCATTTGTTCAAGTTCTCCCTTCTCCGAAGCCCCCACTAAACCGGCAAGGGCTTTGTGCAACTTTTCTATCTTGGCTTCCGCTTCCCTCATCGGGTGCTTCTCGCAAATCTTGATGTGGTCTGTGAGGACTTGCACATCAGAACCACTCGCCGGAGTCCCTGCCGGATATTCCTGCCCACAATATACGCACGTCAACGTCCTGTCCTTGTTTTTCATAACCCCTCCCCTTACTCCTTCTTCGCCGGTTTAACCTTTTTCTCTTTCGCCTTGACCTTTGCCGCTGCTTCCTTAGTCTTAATCTCCGCTTCTGTCTTTTTACCCTTTAACGCGATCTCGCTTGCTGCCTTCGTGGTGTCGATAGCCTTCTTGACGGTATGTGCTTCGTCTGCATGAGCCATTTCCATCTGGTGTTTCTCTTCTCCGCGCCTGATTTCCGCCTCTTTGCCCATCCTCTCGGTGCTTTTGAGGGCAACTTCCTCTTCGGTAAGGCGAGGATCGGTTGCTTCCACTCCTTCCGGGGGCGTCTGGGCGTCTTTGGTGGCCTCCACGTTTAATTTCTTTGACTTGGTAAGCTGTGCCATGGTCTGACTCTTCTTGTAGCCGATCTCGGCACGCAACATCTCCAACGCCAACTGATTTTCGACGTTCTGCTTCCGCGCTTCCCTGATTTGCTTCACTTCTTCATCGGTACGGAGATTTATTTTAAGGTCGTGAGCCTTGAACATCTCGGAAACGAACTCACCTTCGGGAATATAGTCTTTTTGCTCGGGCGTAAGGGTCGTATTGAGCTGTGAGAGCGCCTGCATTCTGATTTCTTTCATGACCAGACTCGAAACACCTCTGGCTTTGACACTGTAATCGCCCTTTATATCGGTTCGTGGGTTGAAATCCATGTTCCAGGCATACAAATCACGCATTACCTTCTCTGTGAAGGTGTCGAAATTCTTGGCGATGTCCTTGATAGACACTGTGATGGTTGCCATGCGCCCCGAAGTGGCTTGCGCCGTCTCGTTGTTGACCATCTGCCCGATCATCCAGGTAGGAAGTGTGGTCTCTTCGTCTCCGAAGCTCTTGAAAAGCTCGATTATCTTGATTAACTCGTCAATATGGGAGTCGATATTATAGACACGGAGTGCCGGGTACTGAGCGTCGATGCCTTTCCCCTCACGATACCAGATTTTACGGGGGTAAAATGAGTTAAGATCGGTGTCGGGAGTCATCAGAGACCAGTTCACTTCTACCTGCGGTCCCGCTACACAGGCTCCATTATCCAGAACCATCCGGGCTCCCGCTGCGATAGCAAGCTGTGAATGCCTCATGACCCTGGCCAGCCCTTCGCCCATCAGGGAGGTCTCGTCTTTCTCGTAGTAGAACACTTTGTACTGATTAAGGGCTCCGTCATAGAGAACGGCCTTGATGGGTTTGTGGCCTAAAAGCCATACGTTCGCTGCATATTCAAGGGTCACATCATCTACGCTCACCCCGCAGGCCAGAAGATCGGAGCCGTCCACATAACCCCAATACTCAAGAACCTGATATTTCTTGCCCATCTGCCTTGACGTAGAGCCTGCATCTTCAAGGGGAGAAGTCGGGTAGGATGCCGAAGCCTGTCCCGCCTTTCCTGACCCTGCTTCAGTCTCGATCACCTGAAGATCGGTCTCCCAATTCCTCGGGACATAGTCTCCGTCAGGATGCTCCTTGAGATGCTGCGTTATCATGTCCTGATAGAAGTCACCTCGTTTCATCAACTGCCGGATGTCATGCTTGGTCATGCAGTGGCGCTCGAAAGAGCCCTCTATCTTGTCGAGTTCCGTCACGCTCATATCAGGATACCAGTCCCAAATGCGGACGTGTTTCATGAAAGGAAGCTCTTCTTGTTTGACGGACTCTTGGTAGTCTCCGTCTTCTAAGGGTTCCCAGAGGCGTTTCTGGCGCTTGCTTATCATCGGCCCCTTCATGACGCCGGTGCCGTACATAAGGCCTGACCGTAAGACCTTCTTGGTCTCTTCCGGGTAATCCATCTCAATGAGCTGGTCGTCTATTTCTGACTGCATGAGTTCGCAGGCTGTCTTGGCGTAGATTTTGATTGCTTGGCGTAGTTTCTCGGGGGTAGGGAGGACTGTCTGGCCGGTAGCAGGATCTTCATATACAAGGGTCATCGCTATTTTCTTGATGATCTCCTTGGCCATCTTAGGTTCCGGGGTAGGGCCGATCTCCCAATTACGGTCGGTGTCCGGGAAGAGTAGCTCATGAAGTCTGGAAAGTACAATATTTACCTTCGATCTCGTTATCTTAGGATAGACCTTGGAGGCGTTTTTGTCGATCTTGACTTCGGGATCGTATAAACCTTTGATAGCGCGTAAATCCTCTAACCATGTCAGTTCTTTCGGTCTCCGGTAGGCTTCGTTGATTGAAAACTGGTTCTTGAGTCGAAAGCCAAAGGACTTCATGGCATCGGAATTTCGCTCTGGCTTGGAAAATGTTTTCTCTATTTGGTCCATGATGTCCTCCTTGGTCCCTCAAGGTCAATAACCGGCCTCACTTGACGCGGGCTTATAATCCCGCTTATGGAGTTGAGCTGCAAAAGCCTTCCACCGTTTCTCGTCTTCTTCCCTATTTACTATATACATACATAAATATTCAAGTGAATCTGCGATATGTGATGAGAAGTTTTTTTCTGGGGAAGGCTTATATTCATTTTTACCCGACGCCTTACGTTCTTTATCGTAGTGATATCCGCCATTAAGGGCCTTGCGAAGGTGATGACAATTTGGGGATAAAATAAATCCTGGCTCTCCGTTCACCATCTTATTCAAGAAGGTATCCACCGCTGTTGTTCTGGAAACCATATCGTTTGTGGGAGCCGGGATGATGTCACTTAACCCAATATCCCGGCTATGGAGAATGTCAAAGCAGGTGTCTTCGCTGGTAGGATTTCTGTTTGACCCGGTCATATCTCCAAACCCAACTACCTTCATCCCGAAATACTTTTGACGTAAAACCGGATGTACTTGATTTTGGATAAACGGTTTGAACAATACACCGTCAGATACTACCTCGTCTATTACCCTGAGTTGCCCCAATGGGGTTATTTGAGCGATAGAAACAGCCGGGGTGAGGCCAAAATCCCATCCTGTTATAAGCGGAAGGTTTTTTATTGGTTCGAGTGGGCGATGGGCGACATGAACATTGTCCTTAAAAGCAGTAAATACCGGCCTTCCTGATACGAGGTATCCGTACTGGCCGTGGATGTAGATGCGGATATACATCGCATCCTTGCCTTTGGCGAGATTTTGGTAATAATTTTTTACAGGGATGTGCTTGGTGTTTTCCGCATGAGCGGACAAGCCAGAAGGTTGCTTGAAGATTTCCCAATTTTCTGGACGTACTTTCTCGAATATATTATATAATTCACTGTCTTCTGAGGGTGGATTCGTGTCCATTATTATTCCGTGCCACGAAGGGCCTCCGTCGCGCTTAGAGGGATACCTTCCGATACGTGCATCCATAGCTTCGACAATCGCCCAAGGTATCTCCCTGACTTCGTTAAACCACGCCCCGGTGACTTCAAGTGACAACAGGTTAGATACTTGGTCGGGACGGTCAAGAGCCCTAAACATTACCTCTAAGTGAACGCCGGGGAATTTAGTGATATGATACACGTGATCTGTAACCCGATATGTGCCAAATACTTTTTCGGGGAACCAATCCATAAAGGTTTTGATGGTAGTGTCTTTTAATTGGCCGTAGGAGTTTCTCACTACAGCCCATCTTGTGCGACGTATCCCATCTGGACCCGGCATCTGCTCGTGAGCTTTCCTAATTATTTCGATGACACAAGCGGAACTCTTCCCGCTGGCAAACGGCCCCATGGCGCACCGGACCCTTTTATTGGACAAGGCAAACCTTTTTAGTGTCGGAACGTCAGAATAGTCGTACAAGACCTGGTAGCTGCCCGATAGGTTATCTGCCATTCACCGCCTCCTTCAAAAGCAATGATGGCTGGAATGGTGACATTAGTTTATCTTTTTTGGTACGGTTGTCTATCGCTTTAAGCGGTTGGAGGTTGCCCAATGCCCAGCAATTCTTGAAGTCTATGTCATCTGGGGTTTGGAAGTTAAAGGCTGAAATAGGTATTTTGTGGTCTATGTGCCAGTAAGATCCTTGGTTTTCCCACGACATGCCATCTTTAAATTTCTTTTCGAGATGAGCCATTAATTCTTCCAATGTAAACCCCACAAGATCGAAGGATTTTCTGTATGATTTAGAACCCTTAAGTGATTTGTTGATAGCGACCACCAAACAATTATTAATCTTCCCTCTCGGGGTGCTCCTTATTTTGGCACTCGCCTTTCTTCTTGTGGCTCTTGCACGCTCGATATTATTGGCAACCCACTTCTTCCCGTTTTCTTTTACTCTCCCGCTATTCTCTTCGTACCACGCCTTATTTGTTTCTTTTGTCCTTTTTGTATTTCTCGCTCTCCAGTTATTAATACTTTCTTTGTATTTCTCTGGGTGTTTATCTCTCCATTTTTTGTTTTTTTCTAATACCTTTCCTATGTTTTCCGATCTCCATTTTTCAGCACTTTTCTTTGCCTTGTCCTTATTTTTATAGTACCATTCTTTCCCCTCAACAGAACGACATATCTTGCATATTGGAGACAACCCATCTGGGGACGCCTTCCGCACGTAGAAATCTTTTCTTGATTTTAGTGCTTTACACTTAGAGCATTTTTTTAAGGCTTCTTCCGCCACTTAATCCTCCAATTTCACATGGATGATGACTTCATTCCGCAATGTTTCGTAACTTAGGCGGCTCGACATCTTCAACGCCACCTTGCTCACAATTTCGGGGACCCTCTCCCGGACTTCGGCCTGAGCCTTTGCCACGGCTTCTTCAACGGCCCGATTCAGTTCTAACCTGATAGCGTTGTTGATACCGCGCTCTATCGCTTCCAATGATATTGTTGCTGCCATGTCAATTCCCCCTAATCCCCATCTCTCCGGCAGGCACCACGATTCTCGGCGGCTCCTTCGGAGGACTCGTCACTTTCTCCCACAGCCCAATGAGATTCTTGTTGTTGGCGTCGTCCGGTATCGGCCAGCTCATGAAGTCTCCTGCCAGTTTAAGGAAATGCGGTGTCCCCGGAAGAGGACTCAACTGCATATCACGACCGTTGTTGATTACCTGGAAGACCCTGGGCTTTATGAGTTTCGTCCCCACTAAGTCTCCCACCAGAACAACTCCGCTGCTGATTACTCCTGAAAGCGTTCCCTCAAGTTTCATGATTTCTCTCCTTTGCGTTCTCCTGCATCCAGTAACGCTTTTAATTTAGTTACGGTGTCTTTAAAAAACTTCCGATTGTCCGCCGATACTATGTCGTAATCTCCAGTGTCTTCCCCGTACCAGTAGCAAGCAGCGCCAAACTCACGCAAAATGGCTTTTATTTCCTTATCCACTTCCCTATCCTCCTATATCATCTGCAAAAGGCGTGTTGTTCACCGCAAACCAGTCCTCGGCCAAAGCGTCCGTCTGCGAAATCAGCCACGGCACAAAAGCGCCATCGACCGTTTTCATCATCAGGTACGGGAGGAACCTGCATACAGTTCCTTCGGGAAGTCCCGTCGCCTCTGCCGTGTTCTTGTTGATCGGAATACCATCAGGATATCCTTTCTGGAGAACGACGTACATACCGCGCCCGTTCCATCCTTTGCGCTCCACCTTCAGGCCCTCTTTCAATGCTTTTAATGCGTAACCGAAATCCATAACTTCCTCCCTCCATGTTGTTACTGTTAGATAGGTGCGTAGCATCATTGCCCCTCACTCCGCCATATAGCAGCTTTCGTAATGAACCAACTCCGTCCTTTCGGACACCCATTTTGCTAAACCGTCGATGCTGTATCCCTTGGAGGACAGCATCTTGTTGATGTGAAATTCTCCTACCATGTAGTCAACTCTCCCCAAAACCGTACAGGGATAAAGTGTCTCATGCTCCCCGCCCTCAATGTCCATCTTGAGAAGCCTGACCCGTTCTATGCCGGCCACAGAGAATATATCGTCAAGGGTATAGATGTCAACCTCAGCCTTAATCTGCGTCTCGGGATCGAATGTGCAGAACCCCGTGGAGCCCCCGGAGAATTGTTTCGAGACGATGAGATTCTGAATCCCTCTCTCAGACCCTACTCCAATATTGAGAGCCGTGATGTTCAAGCCATTGAGTCCGATATTTCTGATCATCTGGTAGAAGGTTCGAGGAACAGGTTCAAGCGCGATGACTCTGGTATGGGGGAATAACTTGGCCATCATAATAGAGAACATGCCTTCATTGGCACCGATGTCGAGGATGACATCACCATCTCGGAAGACCAATCCTTTCTCTAAGACCTTGTAATTATCGTTGAATATTTCCTTGATGAGTGCTGGTGCTGTCGGTGTTTTATGGAAGTAAAACTTGAAGCCTTGATAGGTGTGTTCGATCACCATCCCCTCCTTCGTCTCTCTGTTAAGACCTTCCTCACGTTCTCCTCGGAAAAAGGAAGGCGGTATAAATTAGTAAAATGAAATTGCCGCTGCGAGAAGTACTTGATAAATCCGGTATCCTCATTTCGATGACATCCTTCCAGTGGAGCCTTTACACCTCCAAAGGCAAGATCGTAACGATTGGCTTTGTTGATTCCGGTAGGGTTCATGACTTCTTCCTTAGCCAGTTTTGGTTGGGGCCGCGTAGTTTGCTTGGTCCGCGCTTACCCACGCCAGCGTTTTTCGGAACCCCCACATATTTACCATCCCTCCGGAGCTGCCTGCCCACCAATACTCATAGACTCCTGCTCGTCTGCTTCATAGACAGGAGGAGCGTTTGGATTAAGGGCATTGTCAATTTGCTTCATGTCGATTCCCTCGATCTGCTTCATGACTTTATGTTCATCTTCCAGACCCTTCAAGATGACGAATACCATGTTGTTCGTCTGACTTGCTGGGTCTTCTTTCGTCCGGATCTTGGCAGACAACAGCGCAGTCTCGATCCTCACCAGTTCCTTTATCATGAACTTGAACTCGGCGTCTGTCTCCATCATGGAAACGAGCCGTTGACGACCTTTCTTGCCGTCTCTACCTTTGGAATTCTGGAAGGCATACCTGAGATCCTTGAGCATCCGGTAAGCAGATTTAAGATCGTCGGACTCGCCTTCTGGCTCTTGGGGCTCTGGTTCGGGAAGAGGTTTGCCCTCCATCACTCCTTTAAGGGCGTCAATCCGTTTCTGCACCCTGTCGAGGGCCTGCTGTTGTTCGAGATTCGCTAATTCCTGGCGCTCACGCTCTAGCTTCGCTTCCCGTTTGGCCTTCTTCAACTCGGCTTGGGAGAGATTGCCTTTCTTGGCGACGTTGAAGTTGTCTGATATAGGTGAATCTTTTGGCTTTATTCCGGGTTTTTTAGGCATTTACTCTCCCCATAAAGAAGTTTCATCATCTTAACGACTACCGAAGGAGTCGCTAGTAGGTTCTGGATGCACGACCACAACCATACAAAGGCTGTTCCAACTACGCAGATCGCAAAGACGAACGGGAATAACATGCTTTTTTGGAAGTCCGATAATGGTTTAGTCATTTCAATCCCCACCTTTCACCTCTTTTTGTGAATCCTCTCCTATCAGCTTCAGCCCTTGCCGCTTCCCAAACATCAAACGGAACCCTCCAAGTCACATCCAGAGAATGACGACTCCGGTAGTAGGTTGACCTCCCTCTCTCACATAACCAGAACAGATACGAATCCGGGATCTCTCGGAGAGATTTGCCTTTGAATTGACCGAACTGAAGAACGACTCCAGGACTAATCACATAACTCCTTCCTGCATTGGGACGCTCCCAATTATTTTGAGTGGAGTCCATCATATGCCCCACACCGTAAAAACATCTACCAAATAAACTATCGGGAGCCTACGCAGCTTCCAAACTGGTTCCAAGGTCTTCATGTTCAACCAAGGCACAGGATCAATTTGCAAAGTCCATTCGTAGAATATCATGGCTCACAATCAGCACAACATGCCACTGCATTTTTGGGTGGTTCAACACTTGCCTTGCCTGTCTTTAAATACCGCTCATAATCCTCACGGCACTCCTTCATGTCTCTGTAAGGACCTATGCGGCAATCTCCTAAAGGCCAGTAATGACCTTGGGGCTCTGTGATGATGTCCATGACGCTCCTTTAAATAGGCAGCGAGATGCCCGTTAAATTACTTCTATGGTTTTCCCTTGATCATTCATCAGATAAATCGGCGTGCAGGCGATAATCTCTTTCGGCTCATCCATGTTCTTTGTAAAAAATCCCATGGCAATCCACTTCCCTTGCGCTGCCTGATTATTGGGTGACTCAAAAACAATCACTTCAGAACGCACCGCACAATCATGAGGGTTGTATCCAATATCGCTGTACTCGACATGATTAACCTCTCCGAACACCACCCACGTATCTCTACTTTGAAATTTTATTATCATCTCTCTACCTGTCTTTCTGGCTCTCGCTGCCTGACGGAGACTATGAATCTATAAATTACAAAAGTCAAGGCTTTTCTGTATTATTTTTGTAATTTTTTGGGGAAGAGCTTTCTATGGACAAGGACACTCTTTGGTATTTTTCTAATATTCTGGAGGGATGCTTTTTGTCTCAAGCCGTATATTTTGGCACCTGACTCTGATTTAGGGGGTAAAAATGTTAGGATGTAGGCGATTTGTAGGAGGGTGGAATATAAGGACGAAGGGGGTAAAGGGGACCCATGCCCCGGCCTCCGATCAAATCCGGGTCTACCCCCGGCCTCCGAGGAAAGAATTACTTTTCCCCGGCTCCTGATCGTTCGCTATCCGCACACAATAAATGCGCTTCTGGCAGGCTGAGCTGCCGCTCCCTTTTACCCTTGATTATGGCTGCGTGCCTCCATTTGGCAGGCATTGACATCGTCCTACAGGGAGAATGTCGGATAACATATAAAATGTAAACTTGAGTATATGCGTAACTGCACGATATATATAGTGGATATGCAAACCCACTTATTATGGAACATTATTATTGCAATGCAGCATAGATCAGACCTTGCCGCTTGCCTGCCCTTATGCCGGCCATGTCCTGGATGACGGCTCACGACGTTGCCCTGCAATGGACGATCTACCCTTGACCCGATGTATGGGTCGGCTGATTCTGGGGCTTTTTATGGCTGGAGGGATACAGCGGGGACTATCTCCACCAACTCCCTTATCCCCTTTTTACCCTTTCTCAAATAGTCCCCTTGATTTAATTACCTTTCTGTCTATCCCCTTGCGTGTCGTATTTTCACACCTGTGTATTATTTGCCTCTACACTGTGTCCTTTTTGACACACTTTGCCCCTTTATAAATTTCCTTAAAATAGCCTTTATTTATTAACGACTTACATGACCGGGTTCATTTTAGCCCCATTTTAGCGATTTTTGACACATCCGCTATAACGCCAATTCCTCAACCATATCGAGCCTTTACACATTAAAACATAATATTTGTTTACAATTACAAAAAAAAGCGTATTCTGAAATCAAAAAAAGGAGGGCTTAAGTTATGGCAGTTACCGCCAAGAGCATCATGGCATTAGCTGATAAAATCAGGGAGTTAAAGGAACGGCTTGAAGAGAAGCGCGACGAAAAACAAGAGGTTCTTGATAACGCCGAGGGCGCGGACTACCCCAGCGAGACCCGCATTGACACGCTGACTACTCAGGTTGACATTCTTGAAGAGGCTATAAATAACCTAGATTGCGCTATTGATGGCCTTGAGGGATACGAGTAAACCCCCTGCCCGGCTACGCCGGAGAAAAGAAAGGAGGTTGACTTTTAACTTTCTTCATGCCTCCCGGTGGGCATTGTACACCGGGAGAAAGGACCCTTATGGACCCGAAATTTAAGCACATGAACCTTAACGATGTAGAAAACGCCTGCCGGCAAGGGCTGATGGGTATGGCGGACGTGGAAGCTTATCTTGTAGCCTGGAACGCTACGCCGGGGCGCTTTACCGTGGCCACCTGGAGGGATGGCGCTATACGACAGGCGGTGAAGCCATGACACGCCACCGCCCCGCCCTCAACCCATGCGACTGGATAACCCTCGTTTATGCTCTGGGGTTTGTGTGTGTCTGTACATATTTTTTATGGTAGGGATAATTTAACAGAAAGGAGAAAGATCATGAGAAAATCAACACCTTGGGGGCCTGCTCAACAGGCCAAAGAATTAGCGCCGGGAATAATCAGTTATAGCACAGCAGGCCACGGCGGGTTTTGGCTGTCATCTTACCGCCGGAAGCGCCTTGACTACGCTCAAAACTGGCTTAAAACTGCGGAGTGGTGGGAGGAAGATTGCGACTGGGCTATCCCTTACTATTTTTTTCGGGCTGAAATCGGGCGCAATGATCCGTTTAAATTCATCGAAAACCTGGAAGCGGCTGTCTGTACAATCGTCAACTACCACCCGGATTTTGCAAAGCGCGAGGGTTTGGGGGCGCTTGCCTGACGGCAGGCGGGGAGACTATGGACATAATAATTTTAATGCTGGTAATTTTATGGCTGCTCTATTGGATGACAGCCGGGAGGGGGTGAGACCATGCAAACATTTTATTTCGACACAGGCGTTAAACCAGAGAATGTTCACAATCCTGAATTTGCTTATGCTTATCACAAGAAGGCGGGGAATGTCATTAAGAACGGGACTTTGCAGATCCCTTTTGATTGTGACGTTGAAGAGGGAGCCGCTTTGATGTTCCTTTGCGACAATCCGAGCTTACCGGAGGCATCAATTCCGGGGGTAGTTGTCCGAGAGGTATTTAATACAACAATGGCGTCAAAATATGCCTATTTAAGAGGAGGGAAATGATTATGGAACACACAGCAACATACAGTCCTGAGGACAATAAAATCAGAATAACACCAGGATATCGCCTTGACGCTGAGGAGTACGCGAGAGTTAAAGCGGCGGGTTACATTTGGGCACCCAAGCAAGAACTATTTGTCGCGCCTATGTGGACACCGGCCCGGGAAGATTTGGCCCTTGAAATGTGCGGGGAAATTGGAGACGAAGATACAAGCCTTGTTGATCGGGCAGCAGAAAGGGCGGAAAGGTTTGCTGACTACTCGGATAAACGAGCCGAAGACGCTGAACGCGCCCATAATGCAGTAAGCGCGATTACTGACAATATCCCGATGGGGCAACCTATCCTTGTCGGGCACCACAGCGAAAAACACGCAAGGAAAGACGCTGAACGCATTGAAAACGGGATGCGAAAGGCCGTCAATATGTGGGAAACCTCTAAATACTGGAAAATGAGGGCGGCGGGTGCCTTGCATCATGCGAAATATAAAGAGCGCCCGGACGTGAGGGCGCGACGAATTAAGGGTTTAGAGTCTGATTTACGCAAACAGAACAAGGAGAAAGAACAGGCCGAAAAATTTATCAAAGCCTGGAACACGCCAGATTTGACAATGGACATTGCTACACACATCGCCAATTATGACCACGTTTCTAAATGTTTTTCTCTGTCTGAGTATCCGAGAGAGGCACCGGCGTGTCAATACGAGGGGTCAATGTCTTTGTGGTCTGCCCTTGATGGCGGGGTTGTCACACCGGAACAAGCGCGAGACATCGCCGTAAGGGTACATGAGCGGGGGAATGTGTGGCGTGTTAGATGGATCAATCACATCAATAACCGCCTTGAATATGAAAAGGCCATGTTAGATGAACAAGGGAAATCTGACCTGTTAAAGCCAAAGCCGCGCCTTGAACAGTTGCCACTTTGCAATTATAGGGCTCCTGATGGATTTTTGATGATTGAGAATCAATATCGTAAGGGAGAAATGATAAAATATAGACAAGTGGACATGACGAAGGCAGAATATGCCAAGATTTACACCGACTATAAGGGGACGCGAATTATAGAAAACTCTCACCGGGTACGCATAGCGATAAGGGTGCATGAATGGTTGACGGTCTTTATCACCGACAGTAAGGAACACGCGAAACCGGAGCCGATTGAAAAGGCACCAGTGAGAACTGAACCGCGCTTTTGTGATGGTCCTGTCTATCAGGCACCGGAGCCGACAAAGTTTGACGAAATGAGGGACACATTAAAAGAGGGAGTGAAAGTGGTTGTTGCTCCTCAGTTGTTCCCGACACCGACAGAGATTGCCGAAATGATGGTTGATTATGCGGAAATTGAAACAGGGCAGCGAATACTTGAACCGAGCGCCGGAACCGGGAACCTTATCAAAGCAATCGAAGCAACGGAGACAAGAACGGATATTATCGCAGTTGAATTGAATTATAATCTTGTGCAGCTACTAAAAAACGGGAACGGCAACCAGTGGGGAATTGATGAAGTAGTGCAAGGGGACTTTCTGGATCAAAACGGCAACCTCGGAACATTTGACAGGGTTTTGATGAATCCGCCCTTTGAAAACGGGGTTGACATCAAACATATCAACCACGCCTTGGCTTTCCTTCGTCCTGGGGGCCGTCTTGTGGCGCTGTGTGCTAACGGACCACGGCAACAGGCAGCTTTTAAAGAGAGGGCGGATCGTTGGGAAGTGTTGCCAGAGGGCAGCTTTAAATCACAGGGAACCGGGGTAAATGTGGCCTTGATGGTCATAACTGCATAACTATCACCTCCGACTCCCGGCGCTGATCCGGGAGAGAAAGGACATCATGAAGCCGCCTCTCCATTATCTCAAAATCTCTTTAGGTTGCCTTGCGCTGGGCGCTTATGCTGCCTCGTTTATCGGTTGCGCCTCCTCTCCCATGCCTCTGGTGTGCAGACACACGGCGGTCCCCTGCGCCCTCAAAGCCGGGGAAATATACGGGCGTGACAATGTTGGAGTTGCCGTAGGGATAGCCGGGGGAATCCGGGCGCGGCATGCACAGGCGTATTATATCAAGGACGGGAAAATCACATGGTTGTCAAATAACGGGCAATCGTGCGAAACATCGGAGCGCGACTGGTTCGATCCTGAACAATATCTTACAATTAACCAGTTTATTAACGAGCCGTGGTGGTAAGCGGCCCCCGGAGAAATCCGGGGATTTTCTTGGAGGGATTCACTATGGCCGATAACGTAACTACGGAAGGCAAGAATATAAAAAACGCTGATCCTTATAACGTTTCAGGCACCGAAAAAAGGTATCAAAACATAACGATAGCCATCGACCCAGTTATCCACCGAGCAGTTAAAATTATGGCTATCAACGAAGAGACTACTATCTCAAACATTATGGGCGAAGCGGTATCCTGTTGGATTAAGTGGATGCGGAAGGCCGAGTTAAAAGAACAGGCCCTCTTAAAGAAAGATGCTGAATCTTTGGCTATTGCCAAGGAACGATTGAGAAAAGCCGAAGAATTACTGGCTTATGCACAGGCCAAGAAAAAGGAACAACGTAGCAAGAAGGCGAAGACAAAACGAGAAAAGAAACATGACAAGAAGATGCAGGCCGCTTACCCCTACCTGGATTGGAAGCGGGCAAAGAACCTTCCTGGCGCTCCCCGGAACACCCGCCGTAAAAAGTCAACCAGCAACGTAGCAGAAAGCGCCTTTCAAACGTCTCAGGTTTCCCCAGGTTGATTTGGGGTATCTGTAACCTACCTATATTCCAGAAAATCGAGTGTGGGTGGCATAGCGTGAGCCTGCCGCCTATTCTTGATTCCCTCCAAGATGCTTTTCAGCGTCTCCCGTGTCGCCTCAAAGTCGAAGTTCGGCATTATGATCCTCGATTTCCGCTCTAACTCCCCGTATTTTAAGACACCTATCAACTTTATGAACATCAACGTAGCTTGTTTTGGATTTGCATGTACCCACTGGTGATGATCATAGCAGAGCCCTCGAACTGCCTGTGGGTCAAAAGCTGTGGATAATCTGCCTCTTTGGAACAGGTGATGTCCCACTACACTGGGACGGGGGCAGTAGGGATAAACACAGATAGGATCTTGCAGGATCGTTATCTCCTGAATCAGTCTATAGCAAGTTTGTTTAGTGTTATCCATAACGTATCAGAATGGGATATCGTCTGGTTCTGGTGGTGGCGCTTGCACTTTGGATGCCGGTAGTGGCCCCTGCGGATCTTCCTGCCCTCCGTGCATCAACTCCTTCAGGAATTCCGATAGAACGTGTATGGCCATCTGGCGGTTTCCCAGGTTTGCTTTCTGAGGTGATGTCTTGTCGGACACGTTGTCCTTGCCGGTGATCACCCTGACGCCTTGCCAATACCACTTATCGTTGTACTTACGGTGCATTGAGATACTGAACGCGCCTTGGTATTCATCGAGCCTCGCCGCTTTGTCGTTGCCTATTTCTATGTAATCACTCACCGCTTCTCTTCCTCCTCTATGATCTCGAAATTATTTAAATGGCCATCAAAAACCTTAAAGAGCCCACCCAGCCCGGCAAGACCTTTCTCCTTTGCTATCCGGCGCAAAAAGAAAACTTTGGCCTGTTTGTCGGTCTGAGCATACAGGTACCTGACAATCAGTTCCCCTCCTAGGCTAAAAACTCCCTTAAAAAACTTTCTTTTTTTCATCGTTTCCAATCCTTATCTAATGAGGTCAATAGGCTCCCGGACTGAATTTTTATTCTCTTATGTTTCCCCCTTGGATGGTCGTCGAAGTTGTACCGTGGGGTCTTGACGTCTGTGAGGGTCAACTTCGTACACGCATCCCCAGGCTGGAAGTCGAGGTTGATGTACAGTCTTGCTTTTTCCATCGAGAACTCTGCACCCCTGCCCATGGCAGCACCAAACTTCTTCTGAATAGCAATAAAACATATGCCGTCTTTTAATTTCTCATGTATTTTTCGTATCCCAGAGGCTATCTGAGCAAAATCTTCATGGATTTCCATGAAATCTACCATGTAAATCCTCTTGTCACCATTTATGTAATCATGGAAATTCTTGTGGCAGTTAAAGAAGTCTATCTTAATATCTGATTCACATTTTATCCCGAAATCCTTTATCCTCTGCGAAAACTCTTCGTCGCCCATTTCAGAATTAAGATATGTGACCGGTATTGTCTCCCGGTTGTCGATGGCTATCCTAAAAAGTACCGCTGTTTTCCCTGCGCTCTTTGTCCCGGCAATCACGACTATGTTTTTGGCATAAAGTTTACAAACCTCTCCGATGCCAAAGGGCAGCTTTATTTTAAACTCATCCACTGGCTCTGAAATAAAGGTCATCCTGTTTGCTGTAGAGGATACCAGTCGGTAAGAACCCCTTCTTTCTCCGTAACTCTCTATTGTTCCTTCACTTTTTAATCTTGTAAGGATAACTGTTAAATTCTTCTTCTCGTCCTTCGTAGTAATTTGTAGTGTCTGTTGTATGTCTGTAGTAAGAAAATAGCCTTCCTGTAGTAAGATATATTCTCTGACTTCATCGGCAAGATTACGTTCTCTTTTTTCAGTTCTCTTGATAGCGCTTTCGATAATCGTAGGTATCTCATTGTCTGGATAGGGGGGGTGGCAATTATGTGACAATATTTCAATTACTTGGGATGCTACCGACTTAGTGCCTCCGCCCTTTATCAGACAATTTGCGATATGGAAAAGATCCTCGTTCCTACTCCCCGACTGTAGTATTTTGTAGTAATTGTTGCCATGTGTAGCATCGATAGGGGCCAACTCACTACATCCCCCCTTATTTAAAATATTTTTATATATACTAGAGGTACTCTTTATTTTTTTTATATATGCCTCTGGGAGAGGCATTAAAGGCGTGGTGCGCAAATCCATCAACCACGCGTATTTTCCACCTGATCCGTTTGCCGATGGAGGGGCCACAATATAATTTCCGTCGCACCTAAAATCTACCGCCTTCAAGCCCCCTGCGTTTGAGGAACCAGAAATGTGTTCGTTCGGCCACAAGTAATACATATGGAGCCCGCCCCGTGGTGAAGTGGACATAGGAGTAGTTGTGTGGTCCGGGAAATACACCAAGCTCTCCTCTTCGGAATATTCAGGCTTGTATCTGTCGTGGTCCACAACGCAAAACCCACTGATTTTACCGGTCACAATGGCTATATTGGCCTTGGGATATTTCTTCCACCACTCTGTAATCTCTTCTTTTGTGGCCTTCCTGTCTTGATATTCGGACCACTTCACAAGAGGCTGATCTTTTGTTCCCGGCAATAGCGGAATGACAGAATATCCCATTTCGTAATATTCGAGAGCTGTCTGGAGATGGGTCAACGCTTCCATTGCACAATACTCCCGGCTTCGTTCCATATTTCTTGGATTTCACTGAATTGAGGAATATCAAGGAATCCATTGCCGTCGTACAGACCAGTAATACGATCCTGCCAACCGCCCGAGGAATGAATGAACCCATAAATACCATTCCAATGGTTGAAAATAGCTTCATCGAAATTATCCGCTAATATTGCGTCGTTCAGCCAACCAATACAAGCGGCATTGTGCCAGTAATTTGCAGGGAATACGGATGTCCCAAGTAGAATAATTTCTTTGGTTTCTTTTTCTGTTCCCCTCGCGGCCTTGAATAACTTACCGATGTCGAAGCTCTCTTTTTCCGTAAACGGTTTTACTTCAACAAGGATCTCTTTTTCTCCCATGATAATGAAATCTGGTATCCATCCGTCAAGGTCGTAAGGCTCATATTCGTATCGCCATTTGAGAAGATCGAAAAAAGCCGCCCATTTTGCCTCAAGGCGTGATCTAAACCGAATACTCTTGTAGATTGTTGGAATTGCTGCATATGTCATGGGTATAGCCTCATCGCCAGAACGCAAAAAGACCCACAGCGTTGAGCACTGGGAAAGGTCCAGTCGCTGTGGGTCTAAATGCGTCCGGTTTTTGTCTGATTGTTTTCAAGCGATCCTTTCAGGGGGTGCTCAACTCCCCGCGCCTCACGATTAAGGCGTGCATTACGCTTTCACAGCGCAGATATAAAGTCAAGCT